ACTGTCTCTATTTCCGGTTGTAATGATATTGTCGATGGTAATGGTGGTGGCGTCACTGATATCGGCGGTTCTCCAGTTATTGCGTTCAAACTAGCTTGCTGATTATACTTATAACAAATACTTCCTTCATCATCATCACTGCCAGTATAAGAGTTGAATATAATAGCAAAGAATACTGTTACAAAGAGAAAAATATAATATACAGCATATACTTTTATAAATATGAGACCTTGTTCATAGCCATAAAATAGAAGAATGTAATATAATCCCCAAATGATTGCCATTAATACAAAAAAATATGTGAATAAACTTCTCATTTTAGACATATTAATTATATATACCATTATTATTTCACGTAATATATGTATTATACTTTATCTCTTTCAATTCGTCAGGGGTAATTTTTATGATATGAGAAGATAAAATATGATATTGATTCTGCTTCTTAACTACCCATAGTGGACCATCTGTTAGTATAGAACCATCATCTAATTCGATTTGTCCAACATATATACTGTCATATGATAATGTCCACTTAGAGTCATAGTCTGTAATGCGTATTTTTAATCGAGCACGAATAGATATATCTTCTTCTGGTGTTGCCAAATTTTGGATAACTACAGAAGATGTATCAACAGAATCATTATTTAAATTGAGAACAATCTTCATTTTACCTAAAAATAATATACATCTCATTAATCCTATGTATTGATCATTCTCGAACTTTTGAATCGCAGAAAAATAGTCTGTAAAATAGTAATGATTGCCAAAAATTCCAGATGGACAAGTTGAAGTTCCAAATGTAGATATAAAATCTAATCGTTTAGTAGGACAATTTGTATATGCTATAATAGGTAATTCATAATGTTCTCCTGTATCATCCATTAAATATACAAGTTTATCATATTTGTGAAAGAGATCAACTACCGATGAATGAATATTGAATTCGCAAACTTTTCTGTGATTTATGATTTCATCTATTGTAACTAACCATAGATCATTTGTTTTAGTCATTTTTAAAGTATCAATTATCATATGACTACAATCGAAGAACATAAATATATCAGTGTCATCGACCAAATACCCTTTAAACTCAAATTGCGTATCTTTATAGAAGGATGTAGATAATACTTCGATCGTAGTCATAGATTTCATAAGAACATCTTGTTCATTTTTATACTGAAAATGAGGAAATACAAATTCACTTTTGAATTTGGAATCTTCTTGTAAATTATACGGTTTATGTAAGAAATATTGTATAAATGGTTGTTGAAGAGAGATATTGATATTATATGCACAAATATGTACTTCTCTCTTTATTTCAGGCGTTTGATTCAGTTTCAAAAAGAGTGGAGCCATTTCTATTTCTAAATAGGTTAAACCTTCATATGTAGCAGTATTACATATATTTAACGACTTGTAAAGATGTTCTACTTCATTATTTAAGAGCATATAATGTTCATCGTCTACATCGTCAGAGTCAGAGTCATTTCGGTTGTGATACATATTTAAATAAATTGTATTTTATTTAAATACTAAAATTTCTTATTTGTCTAATTTTCTGCGTATAGTTTCTTTGACAACATCTTCCCTATTATTAAGAACGAACTTTGTTACATCTTCAGCAATTAAAGGGTTATCGACATAATAATTTTGTAGTGTGGCAAGTAACATTTTGGTATTAATTGGTTTTTTGATTTTACTTTTTTTATATAAAATACGTCCTCCATTGATATCAAAGCAATCTAACGAATTCATTTTCATGACAGAAACCAATGTTTGAGTCATTGTTTTCTGTTTTGATTTTAGATCTTTTACTTCTTTATTCATTTTAGTGATTTCATTATCTAATCTAATCCATTCTTTAATACTATGGATTAATTCTTCTTTTGTCTCGACTTTTGGTTCATTTATACTGCCTCCTCCTCCAGCATTCATTTGTTTTCTATCAATGATTTTTATTTAAGTAGTAAATAATTTAATTCCAATTTTGAAAATTTACTTTATGGTGTGGAAAAAAGTAAAATAAAAAAATTGAAATACATATTTCTCAGTAGAATTGTATTACTTTAAAAACAACAACATCGTTCAAACGCAATTCAACATGGTCTTTATCATTGACAACATCGTTATTTCGAGAAATGGAAATGGATGTAAAATTGCAAGTATCTCATGGTATGCAAAACGTGGGATTGATATAAATCAATACAATATTCGCAGAATCAGCACTGGAACCAGGCTAAGCGATAATCGCATAATAACCAAACTTGCAGGTGGTGTATTAACATACGATAATGTTCGAAGTATGTATTTATCATAAATCGAGAAAAGTGAAGAAAATGAAAGAAAATGGAAATATATAATTTATACATAGTCTGTTTGTTAAGACACTTGAGTTGTGTCAACAACAGATTTTTTTTCGATTTGAGGTATAACAGTATCGTCTCCAGTTTGTGTATGTCGTGAACAGAATGATGTATTTTTTATACATTTAAATGAGCATTGATTACCTTTATTCTTACCTTTTTGGAGAATAAAAGAGCAATTTGGGATATTTTTCTTTGTCTCTAATTTCAATACGTTGGCATCTTCTTTCAGTTTTTTCTTAGCTTCAAATTTTTGAAGTGCTATATCTTCTTTCAGTTTTTTCTTAGCGGCGATGTCTTTTTCTTTCTTTGCTTTTAAGTAGTCATGAATACAAACCGTTTTATGAGTATAACATAAGAATGATTTAAATATATCAATATACGTGACATATTTTTCATGACATTGTGGTATAATTTCATCACTGGTATGAAAATTTTGTTTAGAAAATGTACACTTTCCTTTACACCATTTTTCTTGTTTTTTACTCAATTGTGAGAAGTATATATTTTCATCGAAAAAGTTAACTCCATGTATTTTAGGATATAATATATCGTATGGCAATAGTTGTTTCTGTATAGATCTACAATATGGGCATCTAATTTCGATTGTGCTTAAAGAATTTCTCTCTAGGGTATTGAATTTGGTTTTGTGATTTTTGATATCATTCAGCAAAGGTTCATAATTGAACTTATGTCCACATAATAATGAAATCGAGTTGGATAATAGAGGTGTTTGACTAATGAGACAATAAGAAGAATCATCGGTGTCTGTGTCTGGTTCATCTTTAATAAGTTCATTGTAAAAGTCGATATTATCTTCGATAACATACATATATTAACATTAAATTAATATATTTATATTATTATTCATTAGTATATGTCACCTTCTAGTAAATGGGGTCCACCTATTTGGCGTTTTATTCACTGTTTGGTTGAGAATATTAAAGAAGATCAATTTCATGTGATAGGGTTGCCAGTTTTTGGCATAATAAAACAAATATGTAAAAATTTACCGTGTCCAGATTGTTCTATGCACGCAACAAATTTTCTCTCTTCTGTTCGATTTCAACATATTAAGAACAAGAATGATTTTGTATTCTTGATGTTTATATTTCATAATAGTGTTAGAAAAAGAAAAAATCAAAGTATATTTCATGAGAATCATCTTGCAGAATATAAAAAGTGTAATATTCACCAGTGCTTTAATCAATTTGTAGATGCATATAAGACAACAGGTGATATGAAAATGTTGGCAGATACTTTTGCGAGAGAAGTAACAGTCCGTCAAGTGAAACAATTTCTTTTAAAACATAGAAAACTTTTTGTTATATATAATCCTTCTACTGTGAACTCTCGTGTCCCCCTTTTGGCTTAACCCATTTGACCAACTTTTTTTAAAGTTGGATTAACTTCACGATAAACTGGATGCAATGACTTCACCATTTTTATAGACATTACACTTAAATGTTTGAGATGTAGGCATTGAACAAAAATTAGAATCGGTATCCAATGCATTCATAAATAATAATTTGACATTACCTGATTGGACTAACAACATGATTGAAATCAATGCAGAAACGAAGCCACCACCAAAATTTAACAATAAACCAGTCATATTCATACATTTGTCAACATATACATTAAAAACCATAATAGCTATTAAATATATGAGTAAAAATGAAAAAAGATAGAAATTGTATACTCCGTAAATCATCATTGGTGCTAAAATATAAAAAACGATAAATACAGTATAAAAAACAACAAAACCATTACCAGTATTATATGGATCATTAATGGAACACCATTTATTCACTTTTCCCTCCTCCATAAAGGGAATTTTTGGGACAAATTGAACAAAACCAAATCTGATTGCAGTAAAGAACAATATAAAAATAAAGAAGAAAAACCCTGTCAGTGTTTGAAATAAAAAAGAAAGAACGATAACACATATACTTAATATGATAGGAGAATAGTAAATGCTCGATTTTACAACATCTATAAACAATTGCTGAAACGATACATTATTGGTAGTATTGATAGAACTCATATTATAACGAAATAATATTAATTGTCAAAAATAATTTCAAATACTTCATGAATCGTATTAACTGGGTAAAAAGAGATATTTGTAAATATGTCGTTATTATCATATTTTTTCAATAATTTATGATAATCTTTAATATTTTTATGAGGAAAAATGAAGGATGTCACACCAGACTTGATCGAACCTATAATTTTCAAATCTAGACCACCTATTTCACATACATTTCCATTCAAGTCAATTTCACCAGTAATTGCAAAATTATTCCGTATTTTCAAGTCATTTAATAAACTATAAATGAGAGTAGTTATTGCGACACCTCCACTTGGACCATCTTTACTAACAGATCCTTCTCCAGCATGAATATGTATTCCATATTTATGTTTATCGCTAACGATTACTTCTTTTCGTTCTTTAGAAGTCAAACTCCAAGAGAGAGTTTCAGCAACATGCATACTTTCCTGCATTACCTTTTCTAATAATCCTGTTAGTTTTAAATCCATAAAATGCGCACTGGGAAAAAATTGTGCAAATATTTTTAGGATACCACCTTGTCCTAAAGAGTTTGCCCACATACCGTTAATAATGCCAACATGGCTATGATCATATATTTCAGGAGGAATAACTTCATTACGATCTTTTAAATAAGTTTGAATATCAGGAATGGTAATATGGATTGGGTATGATTCTAATTGGATCATATTTTTGAAAATGTTGATATTGATCTCTCCAATAATTTCGAATAATAATTCCTTCAGTTTACGAACGCCCGACTCTAGAGTATATTTTTCGACCAAGTATTGTATTGCTATATCATCAATGACGATCATTTCATCTAACCCCATATTAGATAATATTTCAGGTAATAAATAAAGTTTAGTGATAACAATTTTATCTTCTGTAGAAAGGTATTGAAATTGGATACGATGTATTCTATCTAGTAATATAGGATCAATCATAGAAGGATCATTATAAGAGAGAATAAAAAGTGCTTTAGACATATCGACTTCAATTCCATGAAAGAATTTGTCTTGGAATTTGTCATTTTGAGAGAAATCCAATAAATGTGTCAAAATTCCAATAATTTCTCTTCCGTGTTCAGTTTTACTGATTTTATCTACTTCATCGATATAAATAATAGGATTCATTATTTGCGTATCCATAAGTATTTGAACAATAGATCCCCAATTAGAACCGACATATGTATAATTATGTCCATGTATAGTACTGCCATTTGTATCTCCTCCCATTTGGATAAATGAAAATGGACGACTAATTTCATTTTCATCTTTTAAACAATCGGCAATACCCTTCTTTGCCAAAGTCGTTTTACCTACGCCAGGTGGACCTTCAAATCCAAAACAGTATCCTTTTTGTTCTCCATTTATCCATTGACCAATGATTTTTTCAATCTGTAATTTTGCGGGTCGATTTCCATATACAGATTTATCTAATATTGCTCCAACGCCACATAAATATTTATTTATAGAAGTATTATTGGTTTGAATATGATCTATATGAGTATTTATTACGTCAATTTCTTGTTGTGTTATACTAGGGGTAGATATATTACATAATTTATTTAAAACCGATTCATTCGTAGAATACTTTTGAATAAGTTTAGTTATATGCTGTTTCAAATCAGTTTTCGTGTGCTTTTTATTGATTTTATCAATAGAATCATCGTCATTATCTAAAATAGATTGAATAGTAGTTATATTTTCAATAAGTTGTTGTTTATCTCCTTGTATCATGCGATTTTTCATTTGATTTACATCTGTTTTCGAAACACTGTTAATGTTCGCATCGCAGTTATAAATAGCATCTTTGATATTTTTGACGTGAATTATTATTTCCATATTAGTATATTTATCCTTCTTTGGAATGGAATAATTTAATTTATTTTGTTGTATTAACCGTTCAGTAAGATGATTAAAATGAGCGCGATTATTAGCCATTACATTTAAAATAGGTTCACTTTTAAATATCCCAAAAGGAATATTTAAAAGCCCGTCTAAGTAGTGTCTTGCTTTAGAGTTATTATCTTCTGTTTTGGATTTGATTTCTTTTAGTTTAATAAATGCCTTGTCTTTGACACTACTAGGAGTTTTCAATAAATGAATTCGTTGTTCTAACGATACAGATTGGACATCTTTATTCGAGTAATCATTCGTGTTATGTATAATTTTTTTCATAGAAGAATAAAAAAACTGACGAACGATTAAAGGCATACTATTGAAAAGAACATTTTGTTCATCCTGAATGTTATTATCGTTTGACAGAAGATCGTATAATATATAAGCAATAAATGTGTTTTCATATTCATCCATATTGAAAAATAATAACAGCAGCATGTTTCGTTTAGAGTATAAATCAGAAAGTAGAAAATCTTTAATAATACTATTCAATGGTTTATTTTTCATAATTTTATACAAGTAAGAATATCCTATAAATTTGTTGTATATTTCGGTATGAGAAGATACTAATAGTTCTTTCAGACTCAACGAAGAGAGATATTTATTGAACATTTCAGTATGAAACATTTTTTCAGAGGAGGGTATATTTTTCTTGATGATGTCTAATTTATTAGAAATAAATGGATTATTTAAAAATTCGACGACGACATCATCAACGACACCAAATACGATAAGACTTTTGTTGACGCTTACATTTTTAATATATACTTTCATACCATATACTTTATTATGGAAGTTACTACTAGTTAACATAATATCACTACAGTGAAAATGTTCTGTATCCTCAGTGTTATCATCAGGTGGTTTGTGATGAACAACTTTATATCCAGTAGGATGAAAGTAATTTTTCAATAATTCATTTTTCAATAAAAGTATACTATCATTTGTTTGAATATATTTATTATTACCAAAACAAACAGTCAATAGTTTTTCAAAAGATTCGGTTCCATATGATTTTAATATACTGGATAATTCATTATTAATGACTTGAAGTTTACCAATGATTACTTCTTTATCATAATTGGTAGAAATATATAGATTTAGTTGTACAATTTTATCATTTAAATTAGACAACAACTGAATACATGTATTATATTCATTTTCCAATAAAATCTGTAGACTCTTATTTGTTTGAATATGTAAAATAGTGCTTTGAACAATGTTGTTGAAAAATTCAATTTTATTTTCGACTAATTTTAATTCATTCATATATAATTATAAATAAGATTATTATTCCCGAAATTTTATATATTATTTTATTTAATTTAATTTAAAGACCCTAAGCACGATTTTTATATTATAAATTACAACTTAAAAATCATCCCTACAAGTAATAGTAGATGGGCATCCCAAGTTATTTTTCTTATATTGTGCGAAATTATACACATATTATTCGAAAGCTAAATACCTATAATTTACATGTAGATCGATTTTATTTGGACAGTAACTCCATCATTTATGATGTTATTAAAAATCATACAACACAACCTACAGTCAATAGTATCATTACAGATGTTATTGTCAAAATTGGCGAGTATATCAAAGTCATTTCGCCGAAAAAATTGGTATATATTGCTTTTGATGGGGTTGCACCTATTGCAAAACTGGAACAGCAACGTCAACGGCGATACAAATCGTGGTATCAGTGTAAAATGATGCGTAATATTAAGAATGGTACAACAACTACTGCTATATCATCTATTCCAGAAATCGCCGAATGGAATACATGTCAAATCACACCAGGAACTCCATTTATGGATGAATTAAATAATCGAATCAAATGCCACTTTGAAGATCCGGCTATAATTTCTCTCTTTCAAGTCGAAAATATTATTGTTTCTACAAGTCAAGAAAAGGGAGAAGGAGAACACAAAATATTTCATTATATACGACAATTATCAACTGATATCAACAAAGAAGATACACATATTGTTTACGGATTAGATGCCGATTTAATTATGTTATCTATTAACCACTTACCAATTTCTCCTAAAATATATTTATTCAGAGAAACTCCAGAATTTATCAAATCCATTCAACAAGATCTTGAACCGGGTGAAACATATTTAATGGACATACATGAATTGGCAAATATAATTACTCTAAATATGAGTGAGGGTGTTCCAATTCATGTTAATGTAAATCGAATATATGATTATATATTTCTGTGTTTTTTCTTAGGAAATGATTTTATGCCACATTTTCCTTCTCTCAATATTAGAACCGGCGGTATAGACAAGTTATTAAACGCATATCGATCAACAATCGGTCAAAAAAATAAGATATTAACGGATGGTCATATTATTTATTGGGAGAACGTATTACTGTTGTTAGAATGGTTATCTCATAATGAAGAAAAATTTTTCATCGATGAGGTAAAATTAAGAGATAGAAAAGAGAGAAATGGACGAAATATTCCAGAAGATACTCCTGAGAATAAATGGCGAAAAATCGATAATATACCCACTTATGAAAGAGAGTTGGAGAAGTATATTCAACCAAATATTGATGGATGGAAACGACGTTATTATCGTTCTCTCTTTCAAATGAAATCGAAAAATATGGAAGAGGAAATTCCTATTGTTGTTTTAAATTATTTAGAAGGATTAGAATGGACTATGCGATATTATACAGAAGATTGCGTCGATTGGACATGGAAGTATAAATATAGTTATCCACCATTATTGAGTGATTTATTCAAGTATGGTGGAAAGAGTATTCCCAAAATATGTTTTAAAGAAAATACTACTGCTGTTGCAGAATTGGTTCAATTATGTTATGTTGTACCCCGTTCAGGATTAGATTTTTTGCCTATCAAATTGAAAAATTATTTAGGACAACATTACGAGTTGTATCCTGAAAATTGCGAATTTATTTGGGCATTTTGTCGATATTTTTGGGAGGCTCACGCCGAATTGCCTGATCTTTCTATTTCTTTCATTGAAGATGCTATTTTCAAATGTTCAAAATGAACGAATAAATGAATAAAATTAGTTAATATATTATTTTAATAATATATTAATTACTATTAATGGAACCACAACAACAACAACAAAGCGAAAATCAATACATCACCAAAAATGTAATCAGTCGAATAGATACGAGAGATAAATTTTTAGGTATATTGAAGATAAATCCAGGACTATTTATCATGAAATTAGGCGCACCATGGTGTGGACCATGTAAATTGATTGCACCTATTATAGATGCTTTTTTCGCATCATCGCCTGCAAATGTTCTGTGTGCCGACATTAATGTAGACGAGAGCTTTGATTTGTATTCTTTTTTAAAAAGTAAACGTATGGTCAATGGAATTCCAGCAATCCTCTGTTATCATAAAGGAAATGTAGGATATGTTCCAAATGATATGGTTACTGGTGCTGATCCAGAAGCACTTCATAGTTTTTTTAAAAGATGTGGTAGTCATTTGAATCAACTTATGCGTGTAGCTAGACAGCAGTAATATTTGTTAAAATAAATATAAATAAATACTTAAATAGATTTAAGCCATCTTTGTTATGTCATTCGAAGATTTTGAAAATAATGAACACACTTTTTTAAATCTTATTTATGAACACCAATATATTTTTGAACTGAGAAAATGCTGTGGATATAAAGAATGGGTATCCGTATATAAAACAATGACGACAGAAGATTTATATGTGAATATATATAGACAATTTAAAGCAATTCCTGATAAGCATCCACCTATACGTTTATTTCTATTAGGACCTTCTGGTGAAAAAATAGAATTAGAGAGAAATAATACCATATTAATTCGAGATATGATTTTGGCCCATCCGACTCATTTTAAAGCAGTTTATCAAATGCCATGTCGTGTCATATATTGGTTATATATCGATGACGGTCATTGTCATTTGGATCATTCTGGTGCAACACAAATTGGTTAAATATGAATCGTTATACGCCATAAATTAAATACAGATAAATAGTATAATAGAATGGATACAACGATAGATTTAGATATAAACAATTATGATTTGAATGATATACTCCGACTATTCGATATTCCAAATAATTTTACTGAAACCGATTTAAAGAAGGCAAAGAACAAGATGTTGAAAACTCATCCAGATAAGTCTGGACTGGACCCGAGATTTTTTCGTTTTTATGGAGAAGCGTATAATATGGTGTATATGATATGGGAGTTCAAACAAAAAGGAAATACTAAGAACACAGAATATACATCATCTAATTATGACGAAGAAAAAAACGGAATTCTCGATAATTGGTTCAATGAAAACAAGTCTCTTCATCAGAACAAAGGTTCATTTAATACATGGTTTAATAAGCAGTTTGATAATACGCATATATATAATGAAAAAGATACAAAAGGATATGATGATTGGTTAAGAAATGACGATAATATGGCAGCCCCAGAGACGATTACGGATTTGAATAAGATGAATCAGTATATCGATGAAAGGAAAAAAATTCTAAGAGAACAGTCATTAGTAACAAAGAGAGAAGTCCAAGATATATGGAGTATTGGTTCGAATATGTCTGCATCAGATTTATCACCGAATGCTCCAACAGATTATGATTCGGGACTCTTTTCTGGACTGGCATATCAGGATTTACACAAGGCACACACAGAAACAATTATTCCAATTACGATGGAGGATTATGATAATGTACATAAATTTAATACCGTAAATGAAATTATTCATTTTAGAAATACACAAGATATGCAACCATTAAATGAGCAGCAGGCGCAGTTATACTTGAGTGAAAAACATAAAAAAGAAGATGATGTATCTATAAAAGTGGCGTATAATTTAGCAAAACAAAATGAACAGGTCAAACAAAAGAGTTCCGAGTTTTGGAAAAATGTACAATTATTACACTAACCATCGAACCGAATGTTTATTAACGAACTTAATAAACATTATAATCGCAGATATATATATGAATTTAAATGGCAAAATGAACATGATTACATATTTCTTATTGGTATTTATTGTTCTAGTTATTTTATATTTGTATCAAAGGTATCAACACAAGATAGATAGAGAGAACATTTCATATAATTATAATGTTATACAGAAGTATTTATTGTCAGAACCAGATGATACGCGATTAGAAAAAATGGAGAAACCTATATTATGGATTTTTATTGATTATGAATATAACTCAAGAAAGTGGGATTCATTTGGATCGAGGTCGTCCTATCAATTGAATCAACCTTATTTATATTTGACTGTAAAGACGATTATTGAAAGATGTGATGATTCTTTTCACATTTGCTTAATAGATGACAAATCATTTGCAAAATTATTGCCTCATTGGTACGTAGATATGTCACGCATTTCATCTCCTATCAAACAGTATATGATAGATTTGGGAATGATGAAGCTTTTATACAAGTATGGTGGCATTCGTGTTCCGCCATCATTTATTTGTATGCGAAATTTAATAACTTTGTATCAAGGGACAAGTGTGCCATTTATAGGTGAATTTGTCAATCGTAATATAACTTCATCTCATTTCGATTTTTATCCAAGTATAGAAATTATGGGATCTCACAAAGAAACACAAGTAATAGGTGAGTTGATTGAGTTTATGCAAAGAGAGATATCGAGAGATTACACTGATGAAACGAAATTATTGGGTTCTTTTAATAGATGGTGTAATTCTCGCATAGAAAGACATGAAATGGAATTAATAGATGGCGAATTGATAGGAACAAAAACCATAGAAAATCAGCAAGTATTAGTCGATAATTTGCTGACAGATGACTATATTAATTTTAATACGAAAATGTATGGCATTTATATACCAGAAAAAGAATTGAAAAGCAGAAATCATTATAATTGGTTTGTGCGCATGTCAACAAAGCAGGTTCTAGAAGGAAATATGATTATTTCAAAATATATACTGCTGGCAAATACGCCTAATGCACCAGTTGGTGTAATAGAACCGATGAAACAAAGAACCGGAGAATTTGTCAGCTTCTGGAAGGTTCCGTCAGGTGCCCCAGTGTGGGGATTGAAACCAGTTGATATAGGAAATTATGTTCCAAAAATGTCATACCCAGCCGCAGTTCCTGGACCAAACTAACTCAGTAGAAAGCCCATAAATGGCTTCTTTTAACCCACCCAAATAAAGCAATATATAAGTAATATAAAGAAATCAACCGAATCAAACACCATAGTATGGATTTAACAATTGAACCCGAATATTATATCGCAAGTGTTGATGATGACGGCAATTATATCGATTCAATCCCTTCTTTCAGTAAAATACAACACGGTATACGCTGTTCATGTGGATCCAGAAAAGATAAGATATTCAATAATTATAATTCTTTTTCCGCACATATAAAAACACTATGTCATCGTAATTGGTTAACTTCTCTGAATACCAACAAACAAAACTATTATAAAGAATGCGAAGAAATGAAAATGAATATAACAAATCAAAAAATCATTATTGCTCGATTAGAGAGAGATATTATCGGTCGAAATCATACAATTGAACAATTAACTCACCACAATCTTCTGTTAAAAGAAAATCATGACAATGAAAAAAGATTATATTCATCTAACAGTAATATTAATTTGCTAGATATGGATATATAATTTTTCATTGGTATAAATTCATTATTCTTTACTGAGCTCAATCATTATTTTTGCTTTCAAGTCTTTCTTCGTTATAGATGGGAAGTCATTGATCATTTTTCTTTGTAACATATTAATATAGGATTGATTATTGTAATATATATTACTCGACCACCATAAATCACACGATTCCAACTCTGTTCTTGTTGGAATAAGCACAACACTTACTCTTGTAGAAATGCGAATATGTTTATTTCGAATATTTTCTTTTATTGTTTGAAATGTAACTAAATTATATAATAATTCAAACACATTAAATATAATAGCTTCATCGTATAATATTTGATTTTTGGTAAATGAATACATTATATAATATTAATATCAAATGATTATAATATTTGATATTAATTAATAATTTTTTATGTTTAATCGAATAATTCTGGTTGAAATATTTCTCTGAATACTTCATTTATTAATGGGAATAATTATATTTATTCTATTAATTTACGCTTTTTACAATTTCAACAATAGTAATAATTAATTATATAGGTGGAATTGATTCTTCATTTTCTATAATATTTTCATCACGATTCGGTTGTGTAATTTCAGTTGGTATATATATATAATAATATATAACATAGTTTGATTTATCATATTTGTTTTCATTTTTATATTGAATATTATTATGTTTACATATTTGTCGAATAATTGTGATGAACGAATTATAAGTTAATTGTTTATCCAAATATTTGCGTTTGGATATGTGGTAATATTTTCTACAACTTTCCAAAAAATCGACAATACTCGTATTATATGTGCCTTTTTTAAAAGATATAGTATTTATTATATAATAATTTTTTATTTTAACGCAAATTTTATCCAATAAATCAAACAAAAGATTATTAGGAATTTTATTTTTAAATATTTGAACTGACATATATAATAATATTATTTAATTTTTCACTTAAAAAAAGTGGAAATACTACCTACATTATATCTAATATGTTATTTGTAAATAATGACAATTCTACTTCATCTTCATGAATATTATAGAAAATATTGATATACTTACAAATAATCGAAATTATTTTATATTTTTGATCTTCTGTGAGCATTGTAGACGATTTAACAAATAAAAAATAGTTGTCAAGAATATCCATTACAGAATATCCATTGTCATATATAGATAATAGTATATTGATTGCATCGACCAAATTATTATTTTTAACGCAATCCGTATATTTATTAAATATGATAAAACTTATATTTGTACATACTTGATTCGCTACACCCAATGTAATTGGTCTATTTAATAATTTGAAATTTTCCATATAGTTGATTAGCACCTTTGATGTATTATTACATACATCTAATATAAACTCGCTTGCATCCGCGTCAATGACAATATTTTCTTTCGTCGCAATATCAGTCATAATTTTTCGTAGTTCAACTTTTTGTATTGATTGAATACGGATGATTGAAAATCTAGACTGTATACTTTCTATCACTTTCTGTATACTGCTACATGATGAAATAAAATGAACATTATCGCTATATTTATCTATAAAGTTTCTAAATATCTGTTGACTCTGTTCATTTATAATATCGATATCATCTAATAATACTATCTTCTTTTTCTTTGGTATAGAAGATCTCGTTTGACAAAAGATCTTCACATCATTTCGATAATAACTTATGCCTTGTTCTTTCAAATTATTAATATGGAGAACATTATGTGTGTATTCATTGAAGGTATAATCTTTATAATATTCTTTGACAATTGTATGTAAAATAGATGTTTTACCACTACCAATATTTCCAACAAATAATATATTTAACTTGTTGATTTGTATTAATATTTTTAATGTTTCTACAAAGTCTTTTTCCAGTATATAGTCGTCTAAATAAATCGGTTTGTATTTATCAATGAACAATTTTTCTAAAATATCTCTCTTTGACATTAATATTTATATTGGATTAATTAGGTTTATAATTTATTTTAATTATATAATTAATATTAATTATGTATTCTTCTTCTACTGAAACAAAAGAACAAACTCATTATACAACATTAGGTATATCAGAGAACGCAACTCCCGAAGAAATTAAAAAGGCATATCGTTCATTATCTTTGAAATATCATCCCGATAAGAATCAAAATGATCCAACAGCAGTAACTATGTTTCAAGGAATTAGTTCTGCTTTTGAAGTATTAGGAGATTCAGAGAAAAGGAGAGAATATGATTTTATGCGCAATAATAAAAATATGTTTGGTGGTGGTGGATTTAGTGGAGGAGGAATGGAAGATATGGGTGATATCAATGATTTATTATCGAGTTTATTCTTCGGTGGAATGCCCGGAATGCCCGGAATGCCCGGAATGCATGGAATGCCTGGAGGTTTAGGGAATATGGGCGGAGGAATTAGAATGGCACATATGCAGCAGATGCCTGGTCATAACGGAAATGGATTTAACCCACCTTTTCAAGGATCTCATATTCGTGTTTTTAAAAACGGAATGCCAGTTCATATTCAGCAACAACAACGACAACAAAAACCAGCTCCTATCATTCAACACCTTCAAATCAGTATTGAACAGGTTCTCAATGGCGCTCAATTGCCAGTCGAAGTCGAACGTTGGCTCATTGAAAATGATATGAAAGTACATGAAAAGCAGACAATTTATGTTGATATTCCCAAAGGTATTGATGATGGAGAACTCATATTGTTAAAAGATCAAGGAAATACGATTGATGATGATTGTAAAGGAGATATTAAAATTTTCATTAAAGTCGTGAACACATCATCTTTTGAGAGAAGAGGACTAGATTTATATATCGAAAGGCATATTTCTCTGAAAGATGCATTATGTGGATTCTCTTTTGAATTGAAATATATCAATGACAAAATATATACTATTAATAATTATTCTGGCAATATCATTCAACCAGAATATCAAAAGGTAATTGCAAATATGGGATTAATGAGAGAAAATGCGCGAGGCAATTTAATTATTCATTTCAAGATCGATTTTCCAACTACTCTCACTCTTGAACAACTTGAACAAATTAAAACTATTCTTTAAATGCGGGCTTCCCCACAGACCCCTTTTTGATGTACTTTTGAAAAGTTGATTTTCAAAAGTAAAATTACAGCACAGAACTATTCAATATTTCATGAAGAATAGCCATCCTCATATAAACCCCATTTTCTACTTGATTGAAATAGACAGCTCTCGGATCCTTATCGATATCTGTTGATATTTCTATTAATCGAGGCAATGGATGCATAATGATAGCAGTATCTTTCATCACAGATACTTCTTTCATAGTAATAGTAATATTGTATTGTTTAACAAGCGAATATTCTGCTTCTGTCTCGAATCTCTTTTTTTGTATCCTCGTAACATAGAAGATATCTGTAGTTGACAATGTTTCTTCTAATGTAGACTTGTATTCTTGTTGTATACCTTTTCCTTCTACAACAGAATATATATCTTCTGGCATTTCTAATCCTTCAGGACAAACATAATTGAATCGAATACACGGAAAATAACATAATAGATAAACGAGAGAATGAACTGCGCGACTGTTCTTTAAGTCGCCGACAAAAGTAATAATCAATGATGGAAATCTTCGATTGCTGTTAATATGGATACCTCTTTTTGTCAGTTCAGAATATATCGTATATATATCGAGCAATGCCTGTGTTGGGTGTTCTCCTGAACCATCTCCTGCATTAATAATGGATACAGAAGATACAAGTGTTGCTCTTTCGACGGATCCTTTCTCTGAATGTCGCATTACAATAATGTCTCCATAGTATCCCAATGTCTTAATCGTATCTTCTAGACTCTCGCCCTTCTGCGTACTAGAAGTTTGATCATTGACTGTTATTACTTGTCCACCTAATTTATACATTGCTGCCTGAAAAGAGCACGAAGTGCGAGTGGAAGGTTCACAGAAGTAATTAATAAGTATTTTGCCTTGTAAATTGTAAATAAGACGGTTATATTTCATTTCATTTGCCTTCTGTATCAGTCGCAGAACAAGATATTTTTCTAATTGTCTTACACTGAAAAGATGGAAATTATTCATTATTATGCTTGAATATTATATTTTTATATTAATATTCATTTCCTTCTTGTTCCACAATGACACTCTGGAACCCAATTATGACATCCTGGAACCCAACCATGACCTCCATGTGATTGATTCATATGCCTTTTTGCGCGATCATCGACTGTAGATAATGTTTCATTTTTCTCTGAAAACCAATGTTCTCCATCAGGACAAATACCACCGAAATGGCAATGATTACAATTACCACACCAACACATTTTTATACAACATTTGTCATCGTAATTTTCACTGTTACAAAATTGACAATTCATGAATATATATTATAATATACTATTTTCTCTCTTTCTTTTTAAGTTGGGATTATACTGAAAATAAAAAATGATATTAGGTTGAAACCAACAAGGCATTTATTTTCAAGGCATTTATTTTTCATTATATATATTTTTTGATTTAAATATATGCCTATATGTCATAATATGTCTCATCAATTAAATTTGCAAGAAAAAATAGCAATATTTCTCAAAATGAGAAATGATGTATTAAAAGTTCCTCTTAAAAAAATTATCAATAATATGATAAATAAGTGTAAATATATTAATGGTGAAAGTTTAGAAAGACATAATTTTGGAAATAGACCAATAAAATTAACAAATATTCCAAAAGATATTAATTCAGCTTCATTCGAAGAAGATTTATTAAATGCACTTGGTTCAGATGAAAATGAAAAATCAATAGTAGAATTATTATGGGGAGATATTCAACTTGGAAAAAGAGTTCATGCTTGTATAATAATGTGGATTTCAGTTTACATTTTAAAAAGACCTGTTTTATATATTTTTAGAAATTTATCAATAGACCAAAAACAATTACAAGATGACATAACTGGCACTGAAAAATATAATTTTAATGTTCAATTTATTAAAAGTTTTTTTGATACATTTAATGTAGAACTTCAAGAATGTTTTGAAGATTTGGGTTTATCGATTTATGAAGAGTATAAACTTCCGGAACTGAAAGACATTAATAGTAATGATATTATTAATAAATTAAGCAATAAAGATGCAATGAACTCAAACGATATATTCTGCTGTTTAATGAATAATGTTCAACTAGCAAAAATAAATATGAAGTTTAGTGAATATATTTATTACAATGATGAGCTTGTTAATATAACAACCTTAGTTGATGAAAGTGATTTAATGTCACCAACTTCATCAAATGACAGAAGCAATGATAATGATAAAAAAGATTCTACTGCTAGTGAAATATTACTTGCTAAAATATATAAAAAAGTAAAATATGCTTTACACATTACAGGCACAGCACATTCTTTATTATATAATATAACAACAAGATTAAGCGACCAGACTGATATACAAATTAAAATATCAAAAGTTCACAAAATGAAAAGATCAGATGATTATTATGGATTATTTAATAATTCTATAATTTTTAACACAACTCTTGTTGAATCATGGTGGGATTATCAAGATATAGAATATCACAAAAAAAAAACTTGTTATGACATTGTTCGAGATTATAATATTAATATTAAAAAAATTATAGAAAAAATACTTGAAAGACCAACGATAAAATATAATTCGTTGTTAATAAGTGAAGAAAAAATAAGAGCTAATCAATTTTGTTTAGTAGATAAAATTATTAAAGATTTTCCTGATTTGTTTATTGTAATATATCATGGAAATTGTTTAAGATTATATTTATCAAAAAAATATGAAATGGAAATTAAATCTTGGTCTAAATGGGACTCAAAACAATCATCGACAAGTCAAAGATTATGGCAAACTGGTGGAGTTTATGGTTCATCTGTAGATACCGAAAAATCTGAAGAACTACCAAACAATTATTGTTATTTCAATATAAACACCAAAATATTAAATATAAAATTTGTTTATAAATTATTAAGAATATTATTTGAAAAAAGCGAGGTACCTATTGTGTATAAAACAATTATAACAATAACAGGTAAATATGGAGAAAGGGGTTATTCTTTTACAAGTGATGATTATGATAATTATTCACTACATTTAACCGACCAGTATTTTGTGTCTCATTCATCATTAAATTGTACTGATATTTCACAACGATTAAGATTACAAGGAAAATATAATGATTTAGAACTTAAAAATGGTTCTATGAAACTTACTTTATGGACTACTCCTGAATTACAAGATATTATACAAAATTTTTATGTCAAATTTATAAAAAATATAGAAAAATATATAATGGATTGCGAGAGTTGGGAAGACATTAAAGATTTATTAGAAAGTATAATAGATAGTGGTGAGTTTCAATTTAAAAAATATATAAAAAAATTAGATACAAGATCAAATCGAGCAGGAAATCTAAAAATTAATAAACAGTTTGACCCCAAACTTAATGGATATAGATTCATTCTTGTTGATGATATGAATGAAACTGAAATAAGCAACTGGTGTAAAGAAACAAAAATATTACCTGATTATATTTGTATTAATGAAATTAAAGAAATAAACATTAGTGATTTTATTGATAAATATGGTGATTATGATAGCGGAGTTCCTTTGTGTATTGCTAAAAATATTATTATTAATTTTGATAGAAATAATTTAAATGAATTAGTGTTAAAAAAATTTCCATTTTTGGAAAAATATAAATTAGATAGAGTAGTTCAAATTAAAAAAGGTTCTCTTAATAGTGATAGATATAATGGTATACAAACCGCAATTGAAAATCGTTTACCTTACAATTATTATATTACAAAACGTAAACTAGACACATATAATATTTTAGTTTACGATAATTATGATAATATACATATTACTATTACAACAAATAAAAAATGTTTACCTAAACAAACAAATAATTGTATAAAAAAAACTCCATATATTATTGATGGTGATAAAGTAAAATATTCTGTTCTCAAAGAAGAGTATAAACGACTGAATACTCATGGATATTCAAATGAAGACAATGACGATTTTATAGAAGATGGAGGATTGCCAGGTAAATATTACTGGAAAACTCCAGATGGTTGGTTATATTTATTTGATAAAGATAAACCAGAAATTATTTCATTAAATATAGTAGCTCCTTTACCTATTACAAATATTATACAAACAAATACAAATAATTCGCCTGAACAATTAATTAATAGTGATATAGTATTATTTGCAAATTCCTGCTGTAAAAAAACAGATAAACCCAATTTAAGGTTTGGTATAAAAGACATATATAAAATATATGAAATGTGGTGTATAATAAATAGTAAAAAATGCTTGAAAATACAAAAAAAATTCAGAGAGGAGTTTGAAAAACTAAATTATAAAGAAGAACTAAGCAAAGGAGTTGATTTAAATAATCAACCAGGTAAAAGAGGTTATAATATTATGGTTTCATTATAATTTGACTTAAAATTAATTTACAAAGAATTAATACTATGAAGGATCATATTATTAATTCTTTTATTCTGCAAGACAAAAACTCGCTAATTGACATATATAATTATATAAAACTTCGATATAATAAATCAGTTGAAATAAATGATATAAAAACCAAATTAATAATTTTAATAAAAAATAACATTATTTTTGTTGATAATAAAAATAATGAATTAACAGAAGAAGGACATGTAATATTAAATGACCATAAGTATTATTATTCAAAAATAATTATTAGATTTTTTAAAAAATATAATAAAACACATAGAAAATATCAATTGAGAGAAATTAGAAAAGAACAACAACAACTAAGAAATTATTTAATTACAAATAAACAAAATATATGTATAATTTGTGATAAAAAATTACCATTATGTTTATTAGAAACAGCGCATCTAAAACCAAGATGTATATTAAATAATAATGAGAGAAATGATAAAAATGTTGTAGAATTTATGTGTAGATATTGTCATAATTTATATGATAATGGGTTTTTAGCTGTTTATAATGGCTTATTATATGTTTCGACATTTATAGATAACTATGATTTAGACTATAACAAAAATAAACAAATAACATTTTACAATTTACAGAACGAAAAGTATTTTATTTTTCATTATAAATATATTTATAAAGCGGGTGTTTAAAATAAAAAAATG